ATTTCAGCAACTTTTGAAGTCACTGCAGCTTTGAAGATTGTCTTAGCTTTTTCTTGATTTTCTTCTGAAAGGTCAAGTGCTTCTGAGATTGCAGATAGGTCGTCTTCTACTTCTATCTCTACTAATGAAGATTCAAGTTCCGCAGAAGCTTCTTCGTCAACAGATTCTTCTTTGACTTCTTCTTCTTTCTCTTCTTCTTCTTCGTCTTCATACTTCTCACGAATCTTTGCAACTTCTTCAGCTTCAAGTTTCTTGAGTGTTTCAACGATTTTTCTAGCGACTTCTGCTTTTGTTAAACTTTCGTCAACTTCTTCTTCTGATAATTCACCAAAAGTTTTTTGAAGTTCCTCTTTAGTCATTTCCTTCATGTTGTTGACGATAGCTTTGATGTTCTCCATTTTAGATGTTTCTTGAACATCTTTCTTAGAATCTTCTTCACCTTCTTTGATTTTTTCCATCTTTTCAGGTTTGTCTGCACCTTTCTTCTGAGGGTCACCTTCATTTGAAGGTGCTTTTTCAGCAGCTTTTACTGATGCAACAGCTTTGTCAACAGGATTTTCTTCAGGTTTGACGACATCACCTTTTCCGCTTTCGATTTTCTCAGCGTCAGATGACCCTTGTTTTACAGGCTTCTTGTCACCATCTTCAGCTTTAGCGTTAGGTTGTTGACCTTCCTCTATAGCTTCAACTGTTTCTTCAACAGTTTCTTGGTTTTTTTCTAACTCTGCCATGTTTTTCTCCTGTTTGAGTTTACTTTTTTATTTATATGTTAGAGGTTCTCAACAAACCTCTTCCATTGGTTTAATTTGACTTCTTCCAACTTATTAGACTTAGCATTCCTAATTTCAGTCTGCATTTCGTCTACTTGTCTTGCAGTTAATAATCCGTTTTCATATACCCACTCTGTTCCTTCCATAATTCCGTTAACGAAAGCTTCAGGAGCAGAAGGGTCTGCAACGATATCACCTGCTGTTGCAAGTTGAAAATCATCTTTCACATATTGAGAACCACCTTTTTGTTCTAGTGAACCTAGACCTCTAGATGAAACTCCTAATTTAGCACCATCATCAATCAAATTTCTTACGATTTGACCATTGGGTGTGCTTAAAATCTTTGCACGTCCCACGTAATTATTCCCATCTTCTTCTAATTTGGTAATTAAGTGTGACACTTTGTCAAGATTGATAGTTGGGCCGTCAGGGTGTCCTAACTCACCAAATGCTCTATCTTTCTCAACGAATTCTTTTACATAACGTTTTACCTCTTTTTGCATTACTTCTTTAGGGTAAACACGTCCATTTCTGTTCTTTATTTCAGACTGCATGAAGATACCTTCAATAAAGTATTCTTTTTGTCCTTTTTCGTTCTCCTCTACAATAATTGGAGAAACACTATAGTCATTAAACTCTGATATTAATTTCATTGAAAATTTCCTCTATGTCTATGTTTTCTTCTTCTGACATTTGTTTTATGACTTCTTTCATTCCTTTCATTTCTTTCTCTGCAGTCTTTAAGTCTTTATATGTTGCACCACCGAAGTCTTGTCCATCTACATATACATGAACCTTACCTCTGTATTCAGTGTAAGAGATATTAATCTTCTTACCACCAATCTTTACAACATCAGTCTTCAGGTCTTTATGACCACGTGGCAATTTAAATTTTGCCTCACGTAATTCGACCTGAATGTCTGCAAAGGATTTCATTACTCGGCTTCACCTGTTGGTTCTTCTTGAGTTTTATTCATCCAATCTACTTGCATTTCAACTCTTTTCATATCGATTGTTTCTGCAGCTTTCTGTTTGATTCCGTCAAAGACTTGGTCTTTTGCAGTATCTAACTTACCTGCTTCGATTGAGTTTACTATCTCTTTTGCTATTTCACTACTCATTTATTAAAATCCTCCGAAGTCATCTTCACTTCCTTCATCTGATTCAGACCCACCTTCATCGGTAATCTGTTTATCAATTAATTTAATGTCTTCTTCTGATTGTCTTAACACATATTTTCTTACCCATTCTTTTGAGTAATATTGTCCGACATAATCAGAAATATTTGAGAGAGTATCTAATCTCTCCCTCATGATTTCTGCATCTTTCAACTCTGTAAAGTGGTTGTCTGTTGCATAATCATATTGAATGAAGTCTTTGATTTTATCAAACTCTTCACCACTTACGATTTCCTTAAGAACTAATTGAGTCTTAAGAATATCTGTAAAAACTCTTGCAAACTTCTTTTGAAGTCTGTTTGTGAACTTATTAAATTTAAGTTCGTCTCTAGAAATTTCAGACGCACGACCCATATTGAATCCATTGTCTGCTTCCATTCTAGTCGCAGGAACATTTAATGACTGATATAATTTCTTCTTGAAGTATTCTATATCGTCTATATCTGCAAGGTTTTGTCCACCAGGCAGGGTAGTAATCTCTGTTCCTCTACCACCTTCTCTTCTAGGCAACCAAAAATCTTCTAACATACTCATATGTTTTCTATCATCTTTGATTTCACCTGTATCTGCATTGTAGACTAACTTGTTCTTGTATCGGTTCATAACGTCTGCAAGATACTGTTCTGCCTTTGCTTTTGGAAGGTTTCCTACGTCAATGTAGAAAATTCTTCTCTCGGGTGCTCTTGAAATCCTATAGATAACAAGTGCATCTTCCATCATTGATAACTGATTTGCAGTCTTCAATGCTTTATGCAAATATCCGATTACAACATTTTTAGTGTAATCTAACAAACCCGAAGTTGTGTATGTCACAGCTTCAGGTGCAATTTTGACTGTAGTCCCTTCTGAGGCACCACTTTTATCAAAACCTTTATCATTGAAAAGATAAAACTCTTCAATTTTCTTAATTCTGTCGACCTTTGTCTTAGGGTCTTTCTGTTTTTCTATGTTTCTGACCTTCTTAATCTTAATCGGGTCAACATTTCTTAGGTCTACAATACCTAATTTTGGTCGTGACGAATCAACGACCTTATGGAAGTAAATTCTTCCGTCTACATACCACTTTCTGAATAATTCATGAGAGTTCTGATTGAACTTCATTATAGATAAGATGTGATTAAACTCTTCTTGTATCTTAGTTTTGATACTGTCAGAGAGCTTTACATCTCTGAGGTCGAGTGATACTATCTTATCTGAAGTGTCAGAAGTGATACACTCATTAACTATATCTTCGATTGCCGAATCACACTCGGGAACCAAAGAGGTTTCGCGGTATCTTCGAATGAGTTCTGCCTCATTCTTGATACCACCTTCCATATCGACATACGACCCATAGGCTGCACCTGATATGAAACCACTTTGTTGTTCAATGACGGGGGTTCCGTCATCGTCAACGGGTGGCACAAAGGACTTTTGGTTCTTGTCCTCCGTTGCTCTTAATTCTTCCCTTTTACGGGATATTTCAAACCCAAATAATTCCATACTAATATTTATACTCCCTTTTTAGGGGGTATGTCACTTTGATTTAAAGGACTCTTTCCCAGTGAGAAAAAGTAAAGTCAACTGTAAATTCCTCTAGTGCATCAACTGTATCGTATGATAATTCGATTGCACCTATTGCTTTAGGGAACATGTTGAAAAACTCGTATCTCGCAAGGACTGAGTCATCTTTGTTAAGTTGTTCTACGAACGCTCTAGAAATAAGATAGTCTGTAGAGGTTGAACCTTCACCACTATCTAATGCTTGAATTTCTTCTTGCCATGCTTCTAGACCACTTCTAACTGAAAACTCAACATCGTTGATTACTGTAATCTGCCAATCTTCGAATGTTCTTTCTCCAGCAAGTTTAAGGTTATGTCCTCTGAAAGGAACAATAACTTCTCCTAAAGTTCCTGCTGGGATATTAGCAGCTTTGCACAAGAATTCAATTTTGTTTCCAGCTCTTGGAATGAAAACTTTAAATCTGTTGGCTCTTGGGCCTCCACCTATAAGTTGTGCTTTAAATTGGTCTATACTTGCCATTTAGTTCTCCTTAAACTGCACTGTAAATCTCTTCAAAGTCGACACCACTTCTGGCAGCAACAAAGTTGAGAGTTATAAAGTTAATACTTCTAGCAGGTTTCACAAAGATAGAACAAACGAATTCGTTTCTATCTATTACAGTATCAGTGTTGTTTGTTTCGTCACATAATACTGAAAAATCTACTAATCCACGTCTATTCTTAACATCTCTTAAGAAAGGTTCTACTGCAGCTCTAAATTGCGCTCTTGTGAATGCATCATTGAATTCAAAGAGTTGTGATTTAGCAGCTGTTGCGATTGCTTTTTCAAGAACAATGAATAACCTTCTGACATTGATTCTATCGAATGCTGAAGGTGATGATAAAGCTGTTTTATCACCGAATAATACTGTTCCTTGACCTGCGAATGTGCATACTGGGTTAATTCTTGCACGATATAAGTCATCTCTTGATGATTGTGAAGGATTAAATGCAAGTTTAGTAATACCTAAGTATTGACCTCTTGAGAAACCAGCTGGTGAGAACCATGGGTCTCTTAATAAGTCTGACCTTGCCATTATCCCTGATGTATGTCCGTTAGCAGGAACATAACAGTATTTGTCGTTGTATCTGTCGTATGAATATACCCAACCACTGTCTAACACTGCATATGAGGAAGAAGTGACTGAAGCAAAATCAGCAATAACATTTGAAGATTGTGTTGATTCACTTGAAACACCTACGACACTTGCACGTCTTGGTGAAGCAATAACCATACAATCTTTTCTGTTTTCTGCGATTTGAATGATATTATTTACGATAGAATTATGGTCTGCAAGAATATCTTGTGAATTTCCTGAACCATCATCTGTTCTTGTTGAACCTACGATTAAGAATGATACGTCTATTGTCTCTGCATCACCGAAATGGTCTGTATAAGCACCATGTTTCTGTCCAGCAGTTGGGATTCTTCCGTCAACACCACCACCTAGTGATACGTTGATTACTGCAGAAGGTCTTCCGAAAGCTGTTGTTGCAGAT